GTGGTGTAACGAGTGGTGTGGTGTAACGAGTGGTGTACTAAGCGAAAGCGGACCATACGCAAAAGTGTAGTACAGAAAATGTTACATAAATACAATGGGTTGGGAAAAAAAGGGGGTTGGGCGGGGGGACTATACACCACAGTACAGCACTTTTTTGGGGCAGTACATTGCACACATCTATTAAGGGTGTTTCTGAAATGAAAAAATGAAATTTTTTTTTTGAACAAAAAACACCCCCTTGAGTGTAGTAGAAGGGATAATGGACCACGGATCAAGGACTTAAGTCATTACAGCAGGGTGTTTAGGGTGGTGTACTGTGGTGTATAGAGGTGTCGTAAAAAACACCCATAGGAGCAAAATCTTACGAAAATCGCGCACAGGTCATTTTTATGAAAAAAAAAAATTTCATTCGAGAAACACCCTTAATAGGGGTCGTTGATGTACTGTTTCCTTGGCTCCCCTGTTGCACAGGGTGTTGGAAGGGGGTAATATTCTGTTCATGAATGCCCTTGAAACCTTTGAAAAACAAGCAGAAGACAAGGCCCGAGCCCTTGCTGGAAACACCTTTATACGGCCCAAGAGGCATGTGGCGAGGTACAACTTGCTGACCGGCAGGGCTCGTTATCCGTTTAAGGCGATGATCGTTGGTGATTTTTTCCTGTTGGAAGGCAAAGACCATGCTTACGCTGCTAGGAACGCCCTGAAGACATTTAATCGAAAGAACCCAACAAGACGCTTCTCCCTGAAGCAAGACATTGATTCGGGCTATTGGGTTTGTCGGAGAATCGCATGACCTACAAAGACGTTTGGCATGTGCCGCCTGTATTGCCCAATAAGATGCAGAAGCGAACCAGCACAAAGGTGGCCCCCTTGAAGAAGCAAAAGAAGAAGTTGACCCAACGGGAGTGGACCTTTGTTCAAGAGCTTGTATCTGGTGACGGCACGGTCACGATGAAGGAGTGTGCTTTACGGGCTGGATACCCGCCCAATTCAGCCAAGGTGTATGCCTGGAGACTGACAAACCCTGAAATATCTCCCCATGTGGTCGCTGCCATTCAGGAATACCGAGCTGAGTTAGCCGCCAAGTACGGCACGACATACGAACGGCATATGAAAGACTTGCAGTTGATTCGAGACAAGGCTTTGGAAGCGGGAGCGTATGGAGCCGCAGTACAGGCCGAGTACAGGCGGGGTCAAGCCCTTGGCACGATTTATGTGGAGCGCAAGGAAATCAGGCACGGCACGATTGATTCTATGAGCAAGGAAGAAGTCGAGCGCAAACTAAACGAAATCAAAAGCCTGTATGGTGGGCCGCCCCCGCAAGCCATTCTGGATGTGGAAGCAAAGGACATTACGATGGAGCGTGACCCGCCTTTTGAGGCCCGTAAAGCCCTGGAAGCCATTCCCGACTTAGAGGACATTGATGTCGACAATCAAGCCGGAAGCGGCCCTGTACAAACGCCTGAAGGAAAATCTACCGAATAGTCATATCACCCGCCTTGAATCTCGGGTGGGTTTAGGTGTTCCTGACTGCTTAGTGGCCCTTGGGCCGCAACAACCCCGTTTTGTCATGGTAGAGCTGAAAGTAACGAAGCGTGGCCGTAAGGTAGCCTTGAGCCCACATCAAGTAGCCTTCCACCTAAAACATGCCGACCTAAGGGTTCCGACCTTTGTTCTGGTGCAGTATCACCCACCGGGGACGACTTCGAGCAAAACAGCAGAGCTCAGGCTTTACCGGGGGGAGCAAGCGGGGGATTTGGTTTTGGTGGGCCTTGATGTGGAACCCGTGTGGGCCTGTAACCTTGCTCAGATGCAATGGCATATGCTTCGGCTGGAACTTTTGAAGTGATGGTAAGATGCCGTTTTGGACATACGAAAGAAAGGAGTTAATTTGATTTGGCGCCATTGTGGGAAATGTGGTTACCGCGCACCGTTTGATGACACGAATAATTGCCTGTTTTGTGATGAATTTCCTTTAACGAGGGAAGTTGACCAAGCCGAGTTAGATAGGTTGGCCTTGTCGAGTAAGGTGGAATCAACACGGGAAATGATGAAGTCAGGCCTGTGGTTGTGGGTTTCTAGTCTATTTTTGCGAGGGTAGTGGAACTTTTGAAATAGCTCGTGTATCATACGAACTGTTGTACCCGTTAAATACTTTAGAAAGGAACACAAAATGAACCGACACGACACTAAAGCTCAGTTTGAAGTTATATGGGAAGCACTGGAAGCGTACCGTTCAGACCTTATTCCCGAAGGTGATTCTCATTACGATGAAATCTGGAATGACATATGCACCGCTATGGCATGGATACAGGAAGACCTTGGTGTAGAGGAAGAAGTTGACGACTTTGTTGTAAGTGACGAAGAGCGGTCCTACGGACCCAGAAAGGGTTAAATTATGTGGAAAAAAGTAGAGCTAACAGAGGGTTATGACCGTCTTGGCGAGCGAGTGGTTATTGAAAAGATGAACTCTTTAGGATGGACACCCGCACAATGCGACAGATTTCTTGACTATCTGTACACAGAGGTTTCGGTTGATTACTTGGTCACTGAGTTGTTGCGTTTTGCTACAACCGATTGGTTGAATTCCGAGGCCGATGCCCTTGGTATTTTTGAGGTGGATGATGACGATGGTAAGAAATTGTTGAGCGACGCAACCGATGCCGAGATCATTGCGTTCGCAGAGCACGAGGGCTACACGCTCACCGTTGAAGACTGCCAAGCTATTAGGGAAGGGGAAAGAGACGGTGAGACCATTTGCGAAGCGGTAAACGACTTTCTAGACGCATACGAAAGGTAAAAAATGAAAGTAGAAATAAACAAACTGGAAGGGGTTCCGCTTGACTGGGCGGTAACCAAGGCCTTGGGCTACGATCATGAGGTAACAAGCCCCGACTGGGGGATGCACGGGTGGGCTACTAAATGGGAGCAGGGCGGGCCTATCATTCAAGAGTGGTGCATTGGCCTAGAGTATGCGGAAATGGGCTCAGAAAACGACTGGTGCGCCTTTTGCGGGGGTTATAGTGACACGGTATCCTGCGGTGGCCCGACACCTCTTATAGCGGCAATGCGGGCCTTCATTGCCTCCCAATTGGACGATTCGGAAATTGAAGTGCCTGATGAACTTTTGCAAAGTTGAAAGGAGAACGAAATGAAAACATTTGAGGTTCGGGTGACTGCAACGATCACTAAATGGCTTAGGGTTGAGGCTGAGGATGAAGGTGAGGCAACAGATTTAGCTTATGAGGGTTTTGATTGCCAACCCTCGGTGACTGAAAAATACTGGCAAGAAGTTGATTTGGTCAGGGAGGTGGAAAAAGAAGATGCCAAAGTTAACCCCTGAAGAAATCCAGCAACGGAAAGACGAACGAAAGAAAGAGGAATTTTGGTCGGGCTTGAAGCGGTTGTTGGTCATGGCCCTGTTTGCTTCACTCCGCAACAAAAAAGAGCAGGGCCGTAGACGTTGACAACCTGGTTTTAGTCGGTGTAGGATACAAACCGTTATCACTCAGAAAGGAACACAAATGAACAAGAAAACATTTTGCGTAATCCAGCACTATCGGGTCGAGGTCGAGGTCGAGGCCGAAAATGCGGATGAGGCTAAAGCCATGCTTTACGATGAGCCCAATCTTTATAACGTGACGGCGACAGACACTAACCCAAACTCAGAAATCCTGAGCATTGGCGTTTATGCGTGTGAAAGTCGTGATGATGAGGTTTACGAAAGTACGCCAACCGATGAAAAACGGGCTTATGGCCCTCAGGGAGACCACCATGCTTTTGATGCGTTTTTGGGGGGTGTGAAATGAATACTTATCAGTTTGAGTGTGTTGTATGGGTTCGAGGGGAAACCCTTGAAGGGGCCTTGAAAGAATTGCATGATGAAGTGGATTATCTCTTTAGTCTGGACAACAATCTGATAGCCCTTGAAAGTGATAAAGGCCAGTTATGTGAAGAGGGGTCAACATGAAAACCATTGAACAAATGAAACAAGCAGTTTTAGAAAGGGAATACATGACTCTTACTCAAAACCCTGACTATGTGTGGTCTTTTGTTGAATGGGCTTACCGTGACATGACGGATGACCAAATTCAGTCAGAATATGAAGACGGGGTTGCACAAGGGTACATTGACGGGTAAGATACAAACCGTAGTATCCATTCAATACTTTAGAAAGGGTTCAAATTATGCAAACGCAAGAATTTTCAACATTACGCGAGAAAATCGCACACGACACGCAACAGCGGGCTAAACGTAATGCAGGGTTCTCAGCCCTTGCAG